GCGCTGCCAATGCCGCCAAGTACGCGGCCCCCTTGCAAGCCGCATGCGATCGCTACTCGGTCAACACGCCTCAGCGTCTCGCGGCCTTCTTGAGCCAGGTGGGCCACGAGAGCGCAGGTCTGTCGGCTAGTCAGGAGTCGTTCAACTACGGCGTGCCGGGCTTGATGGCGACGTGGCCGCGCAAGATGCCGTTCGCGCTCGCCAACACGCTAGGCCGGCAGCCGAACGAGCCGTTTGTGCCCGTCGCTCGCCAGCAGCGCATCGCGTCGATCGTGTACGCGAACCAGTACGGCAACGGCGACAGCATGACGGGCGACGGATGGCGATACCGCGGCAGCGGCCTGATCCAGCTAACTTTTCACGACAACTTTGCCGCATTCGGCCATGACATTTCGCTCGATCTGGTGACGGCGCCTGACAAGCTGCGCGCCGATCCTGCGCTCTGCGCGTTGTCGGCCGGCTGGTTCTGGGTCGAGCACGGTTGCAACACGCTGGCCGACGCCGGCGCGCTCGATTCGATCACGCGCCGCATCAACGGCCCGGCACTCAAGGGCGCAGCAGAGCGCGCGGCGCTGTATGAGGCCGCAAAGCATGCGCTTGGTATTTGATCGGCTGAAAACGACCGTCAAATAGCCATCAAACAGACCGCCTTCTGGCGGTTTTTATATCTTTCAAAAATGACCGAGAACGCGCCAATCATCCCTCACGAACATCTGGTGCGCGCCACCGATGTTGAGATCGAGTATTACCCGGACCACTCGCCGCGTACCGAGTCGGCGACATTCCGCCATACCAAGGCGGCGGGCCACAAGGCGGGGCTGCGTTGCGCGATCAGCGGTCAGCCGAACCCGGAATACCACCATCTATGGTGCGAATGGGCCGACGCGGACGCCGTTGATTGGGTAGCCGTGAAGGCTATAGCTGTTGGCGAGATCACGGAGATTCCTGTTCTCGACCCAGTCACCGACCAGCCGACCGGCGAGACTTTCCCTGCCGAGCAATCGGCCATTTGGATGATCTGTCGTATCACGGAACTACGCGGCTTCGACTGGCATGCGTTCGACCCGTCCAAGCCAGAGACATTCATCGATAGCCCGCAAAACATGCTTCCGCTGTCAGCGAAGTTCCACCGCTCTGCAGAACACGGCATTCATCACCGCAGTTTCCCAACGTTCGTTTTCCAAGGCTATCCTCGTCAGGCCGGATTCATTTTCTCGCCAGACGAGATCGTTTCTAGTCCGAAATAATCTGCTAAAATGAGCGAGCCGCAAAGGTGCTGATACACCAATGCGGCTCTAACCACCATCACTTTACTGGAGAAAGAAACGATGGCTGATCGTCAGTATATCGCACCGGGCACCCCAATCAATTCATTCACGTATCTGGCTGAAGCGCCGGATATTGGGAAGGAGCGCGCCGTTTTAGCGCGATGTGCGTGCGGCAACGAGAAGGTCTTCCGTCTGACCTACTTGCGCAACGGGCACACGAAATCGTGCGGATGCGCCCGAGGCAACGCAAATCGAAAAAGGACCACGCATGGGCATACGCCGCGAGTGGGTCGCAATTCGACGTATGCAGTCTATCGGGACATGCTAAGGCGCTGCACGAATCGAAATTATCGTGAGTTCCATCTTTACGGCGGTCGCGGCATAACAGTTTGCGACCGATGGATGGAAAGCTATGAGAATTTCTTGGCCGATATGGGCGAGCGACTAGATGGCATGACGCTTGAGCGGGAGCGCGTCAATGACGGCTATGGCCCTGACAACTGCAAATGGGCCACCTTGGAAGAGCAGGCCAACAACAAACGAAATAGCGCATTCATTGAGCATGACGGGCGACGCATGACGGTCGCCCAATGGGCGAAGGAATTGAACGTCAATCCCTTCAAACTGTATTACAGGCGCGGCAAAGGCTGGCCACCAGAGAAAATCCTCGCCCCGTGAAAGACAGAACCCCGCTTCGGCGGGGTTTTTTATTGCCTATCCACTTTGGAGCATCCATGACCCAGAACTCAGCAGTTATCACAGGCGGCGTCGCTATCTCGACCGCTACTCTCATGCCCGCAGTTGAATGGGCGCTTGGCCTTGCATTTCATGTGCCGGTGCCCGCCAGCGTTTCGTCACTCGTTGCCGGCGTGGTGGTAGCTGGCGCTCACGCAGCCATCAACTACGTGAACGCGCGTTTGTCGTCCAAGCAGGCAGCCGCGCAGTAACCATCCCGCCGCGCCGCGGCACTCTCTGGAACAATCCCATGAAGAAGATTTTCGCCGCTCTCGCGGCAGGACTCGTTGCGCTCGCTCTCTCCGCATGCGCTGGCGCTCCGACGCTCACGTTCGCTCAACAGGTAAGCATCGCATGCGGCGCCGCCAACGGCGAGATTGCCATTCTGAAGGGCGATGGCGTATTCACTGGCGGCGCAGAAAAGACGCTGACCGAGACCGTTCAGCCCGCAGTCGACAAGGTTTGCTCTGCCGGCGCGTCGGTTGCCAAACCGGACCTTCAATCGATCGTCAATGCGACGCTGCCGCTCGTGAAGTCGCTGGTAGATTCATCGTCGCTGTCGCCTGACAAGATCAGGGCTGCCGACGCCGCAATTGATACTGGCGTGCTGGCGTTCAATATCGCGATCAGCCTTGCGCCGGCTGCCGCCGTTACGGCACCGGTCGCCGCATCGACACCGCTCGCTGGTGCGCCGCTGCAATGAGCAAGTTCCTGACCGAATTGCAAGTCGAACTCATCAGTGACGCCACGAACAGTGGGCGAGGGACGTGGCGCCTGACTGCGCCGCTGATCTATGACTCGGACGTAGCGGGGCGCGTGTTCGTCGTGCCGACTGGCTTCGAATCGGACTTTGCCTCAGTGCCTCGGCTGGCTATCGCGTTCGCACTGTGCGGCGATAGCGCTCATGCTGCAAGCGTGGTGCATGACGCGATCTACTCCTATCATTGGGTCGATCGCGCAACCGCTGATGCGGTGCTTCGAGAAGCTGCGCTAGTCTCGGGTGTCCCGGCTTGGCGGGCCGCGCTTTTGTATTATGGGGTGCGGGTCGGCGGTGGCGGCTCTCACTGGAATGGCTCGGTCTCGGTCTAGCGCCTCGCGCACAGCCTCCGGCACGCCAGCATGGATCGGCAGACCGTCAGCCTCATAGCTGACCATCTTGCCGATCTGTTCAAGTGCTCTTTGTGCCTTGATAGCCTTGTCGCGCCAGTAATCGTGCCGCTCCTGCAATTCTTCGAGAGAGCGCACGTATTCAACGCGCGAGTCGATCAACTGGCTGTTGACCAGCTCGCAGCGCGAACTTAGCGGGCATTCATGCTCGGGCGGTTTCATTGTCAATCCTCTCGCCATTGGCGACGATCAATCCGTACATCAGTACGAGCACCACGCTCCTTTCCCGATCACCGAAGTCTTCGTGACGAATTCTCGAATTGCCGCAATATCGTAGTCGTCCAGTTCGGCCGCCTGTTTCTCGCCAAGGATCTTGACGCAGTAGCAGCGGAATGCTTCGGCGTCGGTCGGCGCTTCAGCGTGCAATGCAGCGATGGCCGATGCGTCGATGCGATGCTGATCGTTACAATCATCGCAGTCCCGGCTTGCAATCAGCCAACGTGATGTCAATGCCATAACGGCGTATGCGGCGCTTGACCAGTTCAGTTCGACCTTGTCAGCATCATCGCTAGCCCCATACGCTCCAACGTCGCAACCCATCCTTCCTCCCGCGCTCTCGCGCACATCAATCAGCCCGCACTAGCGGCGCGTCAAGACCTGTTGCACCAAATCCAAATTACAACCGATGCGACGATCACGATACCTGCGATAACCAGCGCGTCACCGGCCAATTCTCGCCCATCGGCCTTAGCACCTCCAACACGCACGGCTGCAGTCGCCGCCACTATTGCTGCTGTTGCCGCTGCGCTCACCCTTCCTCCTATCCTGCCATCCGGCAGTGCGTCAGTTAGCCCGCAGTCTGCGGCGCGTCCCTATCCTCAAATGTCAGCTTGAAGACAACTTTGCGCTTTGATGTGTCGACAAACGATTCGTGCGTCCATAGTTTGCCGTGTTTCTTGCTGCTGTAGCTCTTAGCGAAGTAGGCGAGCACATCATCAAGCGACACTTCCTGATACACCGTTTCCATCATCTCTCCCGTTTATTCGAGCACCACTGGGGCGTCACTTCCTACCCCACCCCAAAGCAGCCGGCCTGCCGTACCCGGCATATTTTATCTTCAACCAATCTCGCGATCGACCCCGCTGATATGGTGAGTCCAACCGCTTTGCCACCATTCCTTCAAGGTCAAGGCTCTGCGCCTGCCCAAAGACAAAGTCTCCCGCACCCTGTATCCCACTTGCGTAAATCAGCGTTCGCGTATCGTCGAACGAGTCTCGCAGGCACTCCTTGCGCGCTAGCAGTGGCAGGGCTCGCAAGTCCTCATCGCCGATCGACAGCGCATCAAACACGTAGAGTCTGGCCGGGTCCGATCTTGCCGCCGCGCGGACGTTCTTCGGCGTCTTCGTGACGGCGCGCTGGCGAAGCCGTTCAAATGACGACCGGCCAGTGTCATCGTCGACGGTCAGTTCCGCGTCCCATACGAAGTCGCCGGGCACGCTTTCGACCGCCTTCACGACCTCGAAAAACGATCCGTTGAACAGGTTTCCATTGCGGCTCCAAAGCTTCACGTCCGCGCCAGCTTTGACGATCAGGCATCTAAACCCGTCGTACTTGAGTTCAAACAGCCAGTCAGGATCGGAGAACGGTCGCGGGTGCAGAGTCGCCAGCATCAAATCCGAGGCGTCAATCACGGTAGCGAGACGTCCATGCCCACGCAAGCGCCAGCCTGGCCCATGCATCATCTTTGGGACAGCCGGTCACGTCACATAAGTGCTCGAAGTCCTCGTCAAGAGTATGTCCGTGCTCGTTGCGCTTGCCCGGGTCAGGCAAAACGACTTCAAGGATCGCTTCAGGGTTGCGGTACTCGAACATGGCGTCACCTCCTTGTTCGCGGACCAGCATGAATCGGACCTTCGTCGTCGGCACCGATCGCGCGAATCCAATGGACACAGCCGCGATCCGGCATCGCCTGCACATACGGCCTACCTTCGTGCATGCAAAGGATGACCGCACCGCCTGCGCGCCACTCGGCGAAGTGCTCGCAGCCGATGCAATGGCGGTCGGTTGATTCGGTATTGAAAAGTCCCATTTGCATCCCGCTTCTGCGTTCTTGAGACAAGATACCACGGAGGAATCCGCGAGCCAATAAAAATCCTGCTGCGGTATTGGTGCAAATGACGTGTACCAGGCGCATTTGCTCGAAATGCTTGTCTGGCGCTGGTTTGCGAACGCCGGTACACTGGACCTGTACCAGAGACGGTATCTATCGATTGAGTGTGATGCAGAAGCGCGCCCATGTGCTGAGCGGCGTAAAAAGAGGGGTGCCGGAAAACTTCAGAGAGCAGATACAATTAAGCCGGCAACGGGTGCCGGCTTGCATGTTTTCTTGCCTGATTTAATGCGACTGTACCAAATTCGTACCAATAGCCCGCAGAGCCTTATTCTATAAGGGTGCTTGGTGCCCAGGAGAGGACACTTATCCGGTATCCGTTGACCGTCAAACCCTGATGTAACCGTGCTTTACGGATACTATCATGGTATCATTTGGTCGAATTTAGAGTGCGACTGTACCAACTGCTGTACCAGGTGCAGTCGCCAAACAAAAAGGAACCGGAAAACGTGGCCACATACCAGAAGCGCGGCGAGAGCTGGCGCGCAATCGTGCGCAAGGCGGGGCACAAGCCTGTGAGCGCATCATTCAACACCAAGCCCGAGGCGGTGGCGTGGGCGACCGCTACCGAGGCAAAGCTGAATGAGGGCGGTCAGGTTGTCGACGACAACACCGTGACCCTGCCGACAGTCTCAAAGCTATTGACTCGCTATGCCCTTGAGGTTAGCCCGACGAAGCGGGGCGAGCGGTGGGAGGTGATGCGGCTTGAAATGCTTGCCCGGAATTTTCAGGTCTTCCAGAAGCCGCTTTCCCGATTCTCTCCGCAAGATGTGGCTGATTGGCGCGATGACCGATTGCGCGTCGTTTCCGCTTCGTCCGTCAATCGCGAACTCAACCTTATTTCGGCCGTGTTCACGACTGCAATCAAGGAATGGCGCATGCCGCTCAAGGAAAACCCGGTGCATCTGATCCGCCGGCCAAAGAGCGCGCGCCCGCGCAAGCGCCGCGTCGATAACACAGAAATCCAGACGATGTGCAATGCGCTCGGTTGGGACATGAAGGCCACGCCGGAGATTTCCAAGCACCTGATCGCTTGGTCATTCGTCTTCGCCGTCGAAACGGCAATGCGCCGCGGCGAGATCCTGAACATTCGGCATCGCGACGTCAACATCGCCGAGCGCTATATCCATCTGCCTCAGACGAAGAACGACGACGCGCGCAACGTTCCCCTGTCCACGCGTGCCGTTGATCTGCTTTCGCTGCTTGCGAAGGGCCGGCCAGATGATTTTCTGGTGCCAGTGAATGCCGGATCATTCGATACCCTGTTCCGTGAGGCGAAAAAAAAGGCCGGATTGACCGACCTGCATTTCCACGACTCCCGCCGTGAAGCCGCGACGCGCATGTCCAAGTTGCTGCCGAACGTTTTAGAACTGTCGGCGGTGACAGGGCACAAGACCCTCAAGATGCTGCAAATCTACTATGAGCCGAAGGCGACGGACATCGCCGCCAAGCTCGGCTAGACCACGGTGGGCGTCCTGCGCGGGCGCCCACGCTGCGCGGGTGCTGGCTGCGTGCTCTGCGCTATCACCCAATCTCTAACCACTGACGGGACCCAACGCGGCCGGCCAAGACCGGCGACACGCGGCGGCAGGCTTGCCGGCTTCTTCGTAACCATCGTTTGCACTGATGCCGGGCTGTAGCCTAAAAACTTCGCCAGTTCCTTGTGCGTCCAGAGTTCTTCCATCGCCTCTCCCATTATGCCGCCTGCCGTATCTCGAATCGCTTGTTTGGCTGCCCTTGCTTGACCCGCATCGCCTTGCCCGCCTTCAGGTCGCTCGTGTACTTAGCGCAAGCCTGCACGTATTGGCGGCGGCTGACCGTTGCGACGATCATCTCGAAAACGTGAATCCCGCCGTTCACCGTGGCAAGCTCGTCGCCAATGAACACGAACCGGCCGATCTCGTACGATCGCTCGCGCATGTTGATGAGCGCGTTCCGTGCCTCGTTCACCGCAGACAGGCCGATATGCGCATTGTTTGCCATCGCGCAGACGTTGACGGCGATGTTGAACGCGACAATCAGCTCGTCCCATTGTGCTGCTGCTCCGAAGCCTCTGGATAGGGCGAGTGCTGCCATGTGAACCTGAGTCAGAACCTCGTTGCGCTCTTTCTCCTGCATCGGCTCGTCTGCGTTGAATAGGGTCGACACGATGTCCTTTCGCGTCACTAACTTGCGCGCCTTGCGTGGCTTCTTAGGGGTTGGCATATTCAGATCATCCAGTAAGTGCGGGTCAATTCGATGATCCGCTGTGCTGCTGCTTCAATCACTTGCTATTCCTTTTGAGACAGAGCGCGGATAGCGCGATACAAGGCCGACGCACAGGCTTCTGCTCCGTCTGACTTGCCTTCCATGTAGGTCGGGTTATCGCTAGTCCGGCGGCGTTTGTTGTAGTCTGTGCTGAGTGCATCGCACGTCTTGGCCGCTTCCTCCAGCGCCGAGCGGTGGATTTCCCGGGCGAGTGCAAGTCCGCTGTATGGCCCTACGCCGTACTTTGCGGAAATCGCAATCAGATCGTCGTCAGTCATCCTTCTCTCCCGTGTGTTGGGACAGGGCGGCAATCTCCCTGGCGCAAAATATCGCAGCATCAGCCGCTTCCCGGCTCCGCTTCGGATTCACGTCCGATACATATCCGTTAGCAATTGCCTGACAGAGCGCGCTCGCTTGCTCCAGCGCCTCGCGCCGCTCCGCATCCTTCCTCAATCGCTCTGATTGCGCGGATGCGCATGCGTCGATAGATTCTTGAAGCGTTTCCGGGAGAGGGTTGCATCGACCTCCGAAGTCCAGCTTTTCAATCTCGGCTGTCCGCTGTCCCATGTAGTGATCCCAACGGATAAACCGGACGCGGCCGTAATATTTGGTATTGAACTCCTGTCCCGGCTTCAGGCTTTCGACACATACACGCGCCACCGGCTGCGCATCGACGGCTGGCGCTACGGTGGCGATCTGCGCTTCGAGTTCGGCGATGCGGGCGTTCGCGGCTTCGAGGGCGTGGCGTGCATCGTCTCGGTCGTCAAGTGCATGACTCCATGAGCCGGCCGACCATTTCGCATGGTTCACTATTTCGCCTGCTTCGTCGGTTGTTACGTCTCGGAACACGGCGGTGAATATTTTGGGCTTGCTCATTTCCCCTCCGATGCGCTTGCGGATTGAGCGGCGGTCAGGGCGCGTTCAGCCTGCTCATACATGCGCTCTAGAGCCTCAATCTCGTGCTTCCAGTACGTCATGTCGTCGCTGTTCTCGCTGACCGTCGCCTCGTTTAGCTGGAACGCAAGGCCCGCGTACAGTGCGCGATAGTGGCTGACGACATCGGCAAGGCATTCGCGCGCGGCATCCGTGGTCGCTGTCTGTGCTGGCGGGGCGGCGTAGAGCCTCGTGCGCTCCTCAATGTTCGAGTCCAGCAGCGCGCCGTACTTCTCGCCCTTATCGTTCGTCAGGACAAGTCCGACTGGCTCTTGATTGCCGCTCGCGGGCTTTTCCAACGCTGCTGCATGCCCGAGATTCCAGATGAACTGCTCACGCTCAGTCAGGCCCGCCGGTGACATTTCGCTAATCGACTGCAATACATCATTTGCGGCGCGGGTCATTTTCTCCGCCACCCATTCGACGTATTCGATTGGCAGATCGACGCCGTCAATTTCACAAAGCTGGACGACTTGCTCATAGGTCCATGCCTCATGCGTCCCAGATTGCGCCTCCGCACCCTGCGCCACATTGGCGAACATCGAATAAATCGCGTCGCGCGCTTTCAGTACCGCATCAACGTCTTTCGCTGATGCGGCATGCGAATGGTCAACCAGCAATGCGGAAAGCGCTTCGTTTCGATACTGCGCCACATTGGCGGAAGTTGATGCAGCGCGGGCCATAATCCGGCGTGCGACTACGGGCAATTCTTCCGGTATACAATCTGGTTCGCCGAGAATCCCCAACGTCTCAATGCAAATGTCCCGCATCCATTCAACTGCCCCGCGCTCGTCCTGCTCGACGGATGGCGCGGCAGGGTGATAGCGCGGGCTCGCGAGCATCTTGCCAAGCCATGCCTGCACCGATTCCTCGCGTACAACCTCGTTTTCGCAGTTGTCGATCAGATAGCATGCGAAGAACTGCGCGCCATCCGATAGCGTCTGTTGCGCGGCAGGCTTGCTTGCTTCATTGGCGAGATGGGCGGCTTTACCAGTTCCCCTACAATAAACGCAGGTTTCGTTAAATGCTCCTTCACCTGTCGCCGACATGGCAGTGCGGTATCCGTGCCCATTGCAAACTCGGCACTCCACCGCCTCTTGCGCTCCGCCAGCAGCTATCGCGGCGCGGGCGTATTCGCGCATCTGATCGGCAGTGAAGATTTCCTCGGGCACGCGCTCTGCCGCCCTGTCTACGCCGTCCTGCCAGCCGTATTCAGCGGCCTCGTATCGGTCGTGAATGCCGCGATCCTCTACTCCGCAGCCAAGCGCCTGCGAATGCAGTTCGGGCCATTCGATTTCAAGCGGCGCTGGCAGCGGCGGCAATCCATCAACCAGCGGCGCGGCGTCTGCCTGCGGGGTGGCGATGGAAAGAGCAACAGAGATTGCTGCACGCATAGCATCAATGATGTGCGATACACGAGGAACGCCCTGATAGTTCCAGTGCTCATTCAAAATGTCGTCCAACTGCTCATCGCTCAGACTCGCTGCGCCTGTATTCATGGTGGTGTTCATAATTGGTCTCGGGGAGGTTAGGCAAACTCGAAGCCGCGCTCGCGAATACGATCGCGCTGCAGGGCTTCGTACGCCTGGTTCAGTTCGCATCCAATGAATTTGCGGCCGAGGCGCGCAGCGACCTGTCCGGTGGTGCCGCTGCCGAAGAACGGATCGAACACGATGTCGCCGGCGCGCGAGCCAGCCATGACGCAAGGTTCGACGAGTTCCTGCGGAAAGGTGGCAAAGTGCGCGCCTTTGTACGGCGTCGTTGCGATCGTCCACACTGATCGCCGGTTTGCGCGGCCGCTGTCTCCGGTCCATTCGTTGCCGGATTTCGTTCGCGATTCTTCGCGTTCATCGTCGCCGTATTTGTTTCCGCCGAACCGCGGCCCGACAGCCTTCATTGATCCGTTAGTTTTTCCTGGGACGCGATCGCTTCCCGCCTGACTCGGCAAGCCGGGTTGCGAGAGCCGCTCGACGCTTGTTTCTGCGAGTGGTTGCGCAATTGCTTCCGCGTCATAAAAATACCGCTCTGACTTTGCCAATAGGAACAGCGATTCGTGCGCCTTGGTGCAGCGGTCCCGAACGCTCTCTGGCATGGGATTCGGCTTGTGCCAGATGATTTCCTGCCGCAGATACCAGCCATCGGCACGCAGGGCGAACGCGAGCATCCACGGAATGCCGATCAGGTCTTTCGGTTTTAGCCCCGATCCTTCGGGAATAGCGCCTGTCCGAGACGCTTTCTGAGGATGCGCTTCGATCTGCCGTGCACTAATAACGGATCGTTCTGCCATTTGCCCGGTACGCCCCTGTGCGCCCCACGATCCGGCATAGCTGTCGCCGATGTTCAGCCACAGGGTTCCGTCGTCGGCCAGAAGGTCGCGTGCAGCACGGAAGACGTCGATCATTGCCGCGATGTACGCGTCAGGGGATTCCTCAAGGCCGAGTTGCCCCGGATGTCCGTAGTCGCGCAGACCGTAGTAGGGCGGCGACGTGACGATCGTCTGCACCTTCACGCCGTCGGCAATCATCGCGCGCATCGTGTCGCGGCAGTCGCCAAAGTGGCAGCGATCAATCCAGTTGCTCATACTCGCCTCAATAGAAGGGTTTCAGGTTTATTCGAAAAAGAGCGGCCGGAGTTTCGCCGCTCAACGCTCGTCACGCAGCTACGCTTGCATTCGGCTTGCGGGTTATTGCCGGTATGTTGCCGATGCGAATGCTTACCTGGTCGTGGTTATCCCGCGCGAGGATGGCTGCGGTTGCCGCGATCAGGTTGTGCGTCAGTTGACTTGTCGGCGTGATAGAGCGCAGGTATGCGTCTGTCGCCTGGGCGAGCGCGCGGGCAAGTTGGTCTTGTTTCACCGTGCGGGTTCCGATGTGGCGCTTTGAGGCGGCCGCCCGGCGCGCAATGACTGAGCATGCGCTTACACGAGCGGCCATGATGGCGTTCGCGGGCGTGCGTAATAATGCTGAGAATTTCGTGTAGAGCATGGTTCCGTTCCGTTTGTTGTTGATTATTGGTGTGTGCTGCTATTGGCGTAACGATACCGCAACAGTATCTGTAACGCAATACCTAATTTCGTGTTTGCATGCATAAATCACGGAAGCGGCGCTGTTCAGCCTCGTATCCGATGAGATTTCGGTGCATCCAGACTGGCGACGCACTCCGTTTTGTCTTTCGTTCGATAGCTTCGCGCAGTGCATCGCCTTCGAGCAATGCATAGCGCACGCGTGATGTCGTGGCGTCGCGCCAGATGACGCCTTTCGCGACCAGTGAATGCAGCGTGTCGCGTACAGCAGCGCGCGGGCGGTCGTTGAGTAGGGCGAATATCTCGTCGAGCGTGTAGGAGTAGCTTGCAATCATTGCTGCGATCATGTCTTCGTGAGCGACGGTCTCGGCGGTGCGTGTACTGCTGATGGCGATGTTTCTCATTTTGTGTTTCGTGCCTCGTCGATGGCTTCGCGGCAACTTGCGACCGCATTGGTACCGCTATTCGCGTCGTTCAAATCGATGTCCCCGCAGTAGCCGCCCCACTGGCGACCGGTCATCAGTCTGGTGATGTTCTGACTCAATATCACCTTCCACTGGTAGGTAGTGCCGTAGTGCCGATTGAGCGCGGCGTTCTGCTGGTCGAGCCAGTCGAGCCGCGCCTTATCCGCTCGTAACCGCTCGCACTCAGCCTCAAGCGCTGCATAGTCGGAGTGGCGAACGTAGACGCCGTTGGGGCAGGGCGCCGAGCTGGTGCCGAATCGCTGAACTGTCATGCTGTCTCCATCTGTGGTTGTGTGATGCCTAGCTTCGCTGCGCGGTCTGCGCTCCATCGCTCGAATGCTGCGTTCCACATGTCCCGCTTCTGCTGGCGAACGAATCGCTTTCCCTGATCGAATTCGGTGTGACATGTGAAGCACGCGGGCAGCGTAAAAAAGTCAGCGTTTTTCAGGCCAGCGCCTTTCCCTTCGTTCCGGTGCGCCGGCACGCATGTTCGCCAGTCGCCATTGCAGACGCCGGGGATTTGCAGGTAGCACGGCTCATTGCGGCAGGCGTCTCGCATGCGTCTGTCATCGCCAGGCTTGGCCTTGCGCGCGCGCTTCTTCATCGGCTTGCGCTCCAGTTCCTTAGTCGCGCTGCGAAAGCTGCTGAACGACGCGCCGGGCTTGCGCTTGAATGCGCTAGGCTTCAGTGCAGAGCGCTTCATCGTGCCGACTCCAGCAATCCGGCGAACGGATGCGCGCGCCCATCGCAAGCAGTCCTACGCGCCTTGAATACGCCGGAATATTTGCGGTAGTGGCGAGCCGATGCCTGTTGGCGTGCCTCGGTGCGATCCGGCTCCGGCTTGTCGCGCTTGTTGCCGGCAACGTAGACGGCGCCCCACAAGCCGCTCTTGCCGACCATGCGGTGCCAGTCGCAGATGTAGACCTGCTTCGGCGTCTGACTGCGCAAGATGCGCAGATGGCGACGCACGCCTGTCTCGGCGATGCCGACGATTGCTTGAAGCTCGATCGCAGTCATCGGCTCCTGTGCGAGCAGTTCGATGATCTTGCGTCGCGTGTCGTTGCGCACGCTGTTTGGATTGAGCTTGCCGGTCATGCTGCCAGTCCCTCATATCCGGCCGGCGCGGGGTCTTTCCACTTGACATCGTGTTCGGCGCCAAAGGCATAAAGGAATTCGATGAACTCCGACGCGTGGCGCTTGCTGAACTTGCGCGTCTGCACGCCAAGCTGCACGAAGCCGGTTCCGTCGAGATTGGGGATGATCGCGCCGACGCCTTGCACCGGATCGCCTTCGGCGGCTTTTACGCGCGCGAATGCGTCGACCAGGAGGCGCTTCCATGTTTCAAGGTCGCGCATTGATCCCATGAACGGAACCTGAGCGGCGACATCCGCGAACATCGCGTGATACTTGGCCTGCTGATCGCGAGATTTCGTCGGCGGCTTGATCTCGACTATGAAGCCGTCTGGCGCGTGGATGCATGCGCGGCTCGCTAACTGGCGCGCGGTAGGATGCACAAGGCGGTAGAGTTGCTTATCCATCACGCCCCCATGACCATGACGTGACACCGGCCGCCCTTGACGATCTCGCCGCGCGCGACGAATAGCTCGTCGATCTGGCTGTCGTCGTCGTAGACGCCAGCATGCGTCAGCGCATCGAGCGCGGCCTTGACACGGTTATCAATGTCGGCCACGCGCCGATCTCGCATGCTGACGTGCATCGCCACGCACAGGCGCGCATCGCCGAACTTGATGGCTTGGCGCTCGGCGACGATCTCGGCGACGCGCTGGCGGAAGTCTTTGCCTTCCTTCGTTATGTACATCCCCTTGGGGGACTTACGCCAATAGCTGTTAATCGACGGCGGGAGGGGGAGGGTTAGAAATTGGGCAACGCCGGATAATGGATGGTCTGTCATGCGATCTCCAGCATCAGGCCGGGCTGGCGCAGGCGTTCGCGCTGTAGGGGCTCGTAAGCCGGGTTCAGCTCACAACCGATGAATTCGCGCCCGAGAGCAGATGCAACTTGCCCCGTCGTGCCGGATCCGAAGAACGGGTCTAGCACGATGTCACCCGGCTTGCTGCCAGCAAGTACGCATGGCTCGACGAGCGCTGTCGGGAACGTCGCGAAATGCGCGCCTTTGTATGGTGTCGTCGCAATGGTCCAGACCGATCGCTTATTAGCGCGACCACTTTCCCCGATCCACTCCTTGCCGCTCTTCGTGCGCGACTCTTGGCGATCGTCATCGCCGTACTTGTTGCCGCCGAAGCGCGGACCGGAGGCCTTCATCGCACCGTTGGTTTTTCCCGGCACGCGATCGCTTCCGGCTTGATTGGATAGATTCGGCTGGCTTAGGCGCTCAACACTTGTCTCGGCGAGCGGCTGCGCAATCGCTTCCGCGTCGTAGTAGTAACGGTCGCTCTTTGCTAATAGGAACAGTGATTCGTGCGACTTCGTGCATCTGTCGCGGACGCTTTCCGGCATCGGGTTCGGTTTGTGCCAGATAATTTCCTGTCGCAGATACCATCCATCGGCGCGAAGAGCGAAGGCGAGCATCCAGGGAATTCCAATCAAGTCCTTCGCCTTGATGCCATCGCAAACGCCTTTGCTCGCAGCGACTTCGGCAGTGTGACGGCGGTCAGATCGCTGGCCGGTTGATCCCTGCTTCCCGTTGCCACCTGCCGTTGCGTAGCTATCCCCGATGTTAAGCCACAGGGTTCCATCGTCGGTCATCACATCGCGCACTGCGCGGAACACGTCGACCATCTCGGCGATATAGCGGTCTGGCGTTTCTTCGAGTCCGAGTTGCCCTTCGTGACCGTAGTCGCGCAGGCCGTAATAAGGCGGTGACGTTACGCACGTTTGCACCTTCACGCCATCGGCGGCCATTGCTCGTAAGGTGTCGCGGCAATCGCCGAAGTGGCAGTTGTTCGTCCAGTTCGTCATGCTCTCTTTTCGCTTTTTATATAGGCCCACAGTTCTTTCTTCGCCCGCTCTGCCGCTTCATCACCGGCCTTGCTGCGAACGCTCTCGACGATCTGCTTCGCGCGCTCGAACGATCCGCTGCGACCGTCGCGCACCGCGGCCATAAAGCGGGCTAAGCATTCGGCTTGCGTCATTCGAAACGGATAGTCGCGCCCTTCATCCATCCGGAGCAGACGACTCCTTCGACGAACTGGCCTTTTGGATTGCGCGCCTCGAATCCGGTGCTGAACGTGTCATGCTTGTCGCATCCAAAGTACGAATAGCCGGTGATCTTGACGTCTGAGAAACCGGAGTACTCTAGGGCTCGCCGAGCAGCGGTTTCATCGGTGCAGCCTGCAGCAGCAAAGACCGCAAGTAGGCAAAGTAAGCATCGCTTCATGGTTTTCCTTTTAGTCAGCACCAGCACACGCTCGCGTATGCGACCGTTCGCCGGATGAACCATGCGCCACCATCGACGCAGCCGTATTCGCTGTAACTATCGAACTTCAGGCGTAAGGCGGTGTGCATGGCGGGTCTCGACTTAGCGAATATCCAAACGCTGGCCGCGAACAAGTCGGCAGCCCGGCACTTCAAAGCCGTCTTTCAGCGCGGCGGCGATCAACTTCTTGTCTGGCGCCGGAACTGGCGGCAGTGGATCGGTCTTGTACTCGGCAGGGATCAGGGATTCGTCGTCGATCTGCACCGCAGCCGGGTTGTCGCGAATCGCGAGCTTGAAAAACGGCGTGTCGATCTTCGGCACGTTCGCCAGCTTCATGCCGTCGAACAGGTATTGCTTGACCGACGTTGCACGGTTCTCCAGCGCCTTCGCCCGGTCGAGCATCGCCTTGGCGTGCGCCTTAATCTGCTCTGCGCTCGCCTCGATGTTCTTGATGACGAAGCCGATGTTCTGCGCCTTCGTCGTCAGATCGCCGCTGATGGATTCCAGCGTGTCGCGCACGGTTGTTTCGTCCAGATCCATCTCTACTAGCGTGTCGGCTGCTTCGCGGTACTCGCGGGAGATTTCGAACAGGTTGAGTGACATTTCGGTTCCTTTTTTGTTGATCTGCGCTGCGGTATCGGTACATGCATAAAGATACCATGACGGTATCCTTAGCGGTCAAATTTTTTTGCGTCGCAGCCCGCGCCATTCGAAGCCGCCTTCGCGCTCCGCTTCACTGCTTGGCTTGTGCTTGCAGGACTCGGCGCCGTGTGGCGTCTGCGCCGTGTAAGACCAGCGCTTGCCGGTCCAGTAGCTGAACAGGCGAAAGATCGTCTTGCCATTCGGCTTGCGGCGCACTTCATAGACGCCAATGTGTATCGGCTTGGTGCTCTTGTCGAACCAGTCTGTGAACTCTTGCATGGGAGGTCTCCTGGCTGACGCCGGCGCGGGCCGGCGACGCGTTCTAGTGCATGGTCAGAACGGCGGCAAGTCGTCGTCCATGTCGTTTGCTGCATCGTTTTGAGTCTGGCGCTGCGAACGACCTTGCGGCTTCGGCTGTCGTGCAGTCTGTTCGCCGCCATCGCCGCGGCCACCAAGCATCTTCATCTGGTCTGCAACGATCTCAGTCGAGTAACGGTCGGTTCCGTCTTGCGCCTGATATTTGCGCGTGCGAATTCGGCCTTCGATATAGACAGAAGCGCCTTTCTTCAGGTACTCGATAGCGATCTCAGCAAGGCGGCCGAAGAAGTTGACCCGATGCCATTCGGTGACTTCCTTCATCTCGCCGGAGGCCTTTTCCTTGTAGCGCTCGGTAGTCGCCAGGCGGATATTTGCCACGGCATCGCCGCTAGGCAGGTAGCGCGCTTCGACGTCCGCGCCGAGGTTGCCAACTAGAATTACGCGATTTACGGATGCCATGTCTTATGCCTCTACGGGGGAAAGTTCAGCCTTGCGCGCGTCGTATGCGGCCTTCAGCTTGGGTTGTTGTTCTTTGCTCGTGCGCTTCCATGCGCCGGCGAAGATGCCTTGCAATTGCTCCAGGTCTTCGCATTCCTTCAGCGCTGTGATGCACTCGTCTAGCTCGCCGTCGTTGACGGGCTTTGCTGCCGGCTTAGCGGTCGGCTTTGCTGCCGGACGATCTCCGACACCCGATCCCGCATTGCCGTCGTCGTCGGCCTGATACAAGCCAGTTACAGCGGACAGCGAATAGCGGCGCAGGTAGGTGAGCGTCGAGCCAAACCCTTGCGGATCTTGCTTCGGTAGCGGAGCGACGGCGGTGTCTTCCATCCACTGGCCGGACTCGTGCATCAGTCGCGTCGTCAGGTGGAGCTTCCCGTCATCAGAAGGCGATGGGAGTTGCAGAAACACAATCCCGTTGTCGTTCAGCGGCGCCTTGATCGCATCGATCACTGATTCCAGATCCGCATACGAGTTTTTGAAGTGCGGGTTCTTGGAGTCCTTCGCTGCAAAACGGATCGCCTGTTGTGCCTTCAGCAGTGCTGATGCCAGCTTGTCGATACTTTCGCTCGTCTTCATGGTGCTTCTCCCGTTGATGAAATAGGTACTGCTGCTGTTCTTCAAGCTCGGCTTGCCACTGCCAGCCGTCGTCGTCTGGCCCGTACATCTAGCTCACCTTGACGTGCAGGAAATGTTTTGCGATGTAGTGGGGCACGTAGCCGCTGCCGATCGCTACGCGGGGATGCACACCGCGACGAGCGAGATCGGCTTTGGCTGCACGCTGGCGCTGCTCAGTGCGCGCGCAGAGTGCTTTGTATTCGGCGTCAAGAATCTCGGATTGCGACAGGCGCACGTTCGTCTGGACGTGGCGAAGGTCATTCAACGATTTGGCGATCAGTTGCATTGCAGGCTCCGGGAGAAAGTCAATACGATCATCACGGCGAGAGCCATTGCGCACGCGCCAGCAGAGAAAGCGAGAAAAAGGTCGTTGACCTTGCAAGCGCTAGCTACTACGGTATCCGTCACGTACAAATTTTTTTCCGCGGCGTCATGCCGACGTGCGCGGAAAATCGTTGCGGAGCGTAATAATAACGCGTTCTTCAGGCTGCAGGCTATGTTCATGGTCTAATCTTCCGTTCGTGGGTTTGGTTTGTGTTTTGTGCTGCTGAGATAAAGGATACTAAAATGGTATCCGTAACGCAAGTGCCAACGCAAAAATATTTGTGCGTGTCTACGCTGCCTCTAGGACTTCTAGCGGCAGGGAAGACTGTCGGGGGCATTGCGTCATTACCGCGCCAAGCTCTGACAGCGGGCTAAGGTCGACGTTGAATCCGAATACGGCCGATCCGTGGCTTGCCGCTTCCTGACGCCGGTTCTCGCGGAGAACGCCAAACTTCAGCCGGCCTTTGATGAACAAGACCGTCGAGCAGGCTGACATGGCCCGCTGAAAAGTGCGCGTGTCGGGATGGGCGGGGATGAGCAAAGCAACCTTGCGCCCGGTGGCCGCGACTTCGATGCAGCGATCAACCCAACGGTCGCGGGCTTCGCCGTAGGGCGGATTGCAGAAGATAGACGGGGCATCCCAAGGCAACGAGCAGCCGTCCTGCGGCAAGCAATAGAACTTGTCGGCGCGTGTCGGATTATCCGGTTCGGTGCATGGATCTAAACCGATTCCACCGAGCACGGAGCGGATCGGCTCAAGAGCATAAGCGGGCGTCAGCATTGCTTGCCGCGCGTGATGGTCAGGTCGACGACGCTTTTCGTTGTCGAATCGATGTGACGCGACGCTCATTAATGCACTCCCGTTACATGAAACGTACGATGCGTCTGGCCGGCGATCTGCACGGATTCTTGCAGGGCAGAGGCGGCTTTCAGGCATTCAGCGGCAAGCGTTCCGGTCTCGATTTGCTCGCCTTCAATCCACCGTGATTCGCCGCCAATGCATGGGCCAGCATGTGCGCGGTGATCGCCGCGTGAGCACTTGTCGTACTCGACTCCATGTGGAACGGAAAGCAGCGCGTCAGCAGCAGCCTTCAGTGCGGCGATGGCGTCGATAACCTTGTCGAGCGATACGTTCATGATTGCTCCTTATCACCGGAAAGTGAAAGGACTGGAAGTTCGCCACCATCGCCGCCAAGTGCGTTGACGCCAGCGCGCATTACGGCATGCGTCGCGTAAGCGTTGATCTCGATCTTGGCCTTCTGAACTGTCGTCTCCATGTGCTCTGCGAATTGCTTCTCGACGAATGGGATATTCGAGATCAGTTCCTGACGCGCCATTCGCAGATGACCGCGCAAAGCGCTCTTCTGCTTCTCGCTAGCGTTCATCGCATCAATTGCTTCGCTGAGCTTTTCGAGGTGCGCAAGGGAATCGACCATCGTTTCGCGAACCTCATCGCGGAACTGGTCGGCACGCCGTTTGGGAGCAGGAAGGCCAGGGATTTCTCTGTTTTCGCGGCGGCGTAGGGTGCATTGCACGCCAGAACCAACGTTCATACTGCTGACGAACTCCGCCCATTGCGCCTCGCTCAGATCCACTTCGACGAACCCGGACATAGTGCTTCCCATTGGCCAGTCGTTCGAGAGCCTACGCCGCAGCGTAGATTCGCAGATTCGGATCGTCACGTAGTGCTGATGCTGGAAGTCGGAGCCATATAGGTACGCTCCACCGCTGACACGGTTTGCACTGATCTGTGCGAATGCTGGATGCCGCACCGTTGTTTCGCCGCTGCCAACATTATCAAGCGTCGGCTGTTCGATATGTCGGCTCATTGCTCACCCCGTGCTTTCGCAAGGGCAGCGCGCGCACGCACGAAGCCGCCTTTGCCGCCAATCCACGGCGTGTTGATGATCTCTTGCAGCGCTTCGTACAGGTCAGGAGCCGCCGCGAACAGGTTGCCAATTTGTCCGTTATTCGGGCCATACACGGTCACGACGTCGTAGCCATTGCTGTTGATAACATCAACAGGGCCATGCGGTGCACGCACCGCCGCCCACGGCATATTCTCGATCTCGCTCATCATTCACCTCCTGCCAGACGGCGCTTAACGATGACTTCCTTTGCATCGGTAAGCAGCGTGTGAATCGTGTGCAGGTCGTCTTTCTCACCGCGCGCCAGTGCCTGCATGAATTCCTCGCGCTGCACGCTGTTCAGCTCGACCAGCAGTTCCATCAGGTCGTCGAACGTGACTTCTCGCTCGATCTGTTCGCGGCGGTCGTGTGCGGCTAGAGCTGCGTTGTCGGCCGCTTCCAGATCGCGGTCGAACAGCCAATTGCCGTATGCTTGCGTGCGGGAAACTAACTGCGGTACGTGGCTCATGATTTCCGTCCTTTTTGTTTGTTTGGCTACGAATACTGCTGTGGTGTGTCGATGAATTGAACGATACCGTAACAGTATCCGTAACGCAAGCGAAAATTCACTGTTGCGTTTCTGCCTCGCGGGCTATCCAGTTGCGTCGCTCAAACGCCGGCCGTAACTTCTCGTGTGTCGAGCGGCGTAAGTCGGCGATTGCAGGCGTGACCTTGGCCGCCGTGCGCGTGACGGTCTGCGGATGAATGCCGAATTCGCGCGCGATCCGGTTCAGGCAAGGACAATACGACTGGCCGAAAACGAACTCGCGCGCGATCAGGGCGCGGACCACTGACCGATTGCGGTGCGCTCCATCGAGCAGGCATACAAGCCGCTCAACGCCCGCGTGGCGCTCTCCGCGCTCACCGCCATAGGTGGCATCCAGCAGGGCGCGCTGATCGAGCGAGAGGTGCGATTCGATGACATCGTGCACGTATTGCGCCTGCGCTTTCTTCTCATGCACAGACAGAAGCAGGGCGGCGCCATCCGGCCCGGTGTACTCGCCAATCTGCCCGATCTTGACGCCGGGCCGCGCGCGCCAGGTGTAGGCAAAGGACAATGCCGCCTCCATCGAGCGGAACATCGGCGCGCGACTGTCGTCTTCCGGCTTAGGAGTGCGAAGGGTGAGTCGACCAAGTGAGCTTTCGTGTGCGGTGCATACTTGCATATCGGTCCTTGTCAGTGGAGCGGGGCGGTCAGCAGATCGGGAGCGGCTTGGATGGGTTTCACCAGTTGCCCTGTATGCGGGCATCGGCGCTTCGGCAGCTCGATCACCAAGCCATCGTCTTTCAATTCGCCGATCCGGCCGCAAACGCTCTGGATCGGATAACCGAAGATTTTCGACAGGTCAGTGCGCGAGAACGATGCAGTCGGGACCGTGCGCAGAAAGTTGAGAATCGCGAGCCGTTGAACGGCTGCTGTGCCATCCTCTTTCTTTGCGAGGAAGGATAAGAACGACGTTTCGGATTGACCTCTCATGCCGCTGGCTCCGTCAGGCCGCGCCACACTTTGCGCTGATGGCCATAATCATTCTCCCTGTACCGCTTCCGAAATTCCGCGGCGCTCTCTGCTGTTCGGCGGACATTCCCCCAGACTTTGCCGTCCCAATGGGCGTAACCTCTAGCCCATACCTTCCCGTCGCCCCAAACATTGTGAGCCTCGTACACGCCAACATTGACGGGCTTTACGTCAGCCGAGAACCATTTAGTTTTATTCATTGCCGCACCCCCATTCGCACGATTGCATTGACAGCGTTGAGCAGCGTCGGATCAGCTTTCGGCCACCACTTCGCGCGCGGGCGGTGCAGGGCGTCCAGTTGCTCGTCCGACATTTCTTCTTCGGGAATATGGCTATCGCTGACCGGGCAGGCCCGCAGATAGGTGTTATCGCCTTTGCCAATCACATAGCGCACTGCGCCGTGATTGCCGCCACGGTCCATCGCGTGCAACTCCTGATGCCGGCCGGGTGCGCGCGCCAGACGCAGGAAGTCATTCACCTTGCTAACGTCGCGGTCGACTGCTGCGGCGATTTCCTGCGCGGTGCGCGGCTTGCCGTCAGCCATCAGAGTGCGGACTAAGCCGGCCAGCATCGATGCTCGGGTAATGGTCATGCGGTCTCCAGAAGGCGCTCGGCCTTTTCGCGATAGATAGAAACGGCGATTGAACTGAACGCCCAGAATGCGGCGAAGTCGAACTGGCCGTACCAGGCGAAAAGGATGACGACAGCGACGTCGCCAACTCCCGTCACCCATCTGGTGATTCGCGGAAGCGGTTCGATATGCTTTGCAGGCTCGGCAAACAGCGTCACTACGCCGCATGCAAGCGATGCATACACCCAGAAGCGGATGACGTTGCGCGCTCCCTCTATGCCGAAGCCGTACCACGCGACAGCGAGGGCAGCGAATAACGCCACAGAGGCGATGTGTTTGATCGAGCGCTTCATGCTTGACCTCAGCTTGCAGATTGAGCGGCGGTCAGGGCGCGGCGGTCCAATCGCTCGATTTCGGCGAGGATCAGCGCGCCAGCCTTGATGAGGTCGCGACGGCCGTAAGCTGGCTTCCACCACGACAGGCTCCAAGGCCAGATAGGCGGCGTTTGGCCCTTGGCATAACCGCCTGCCGCCATCGCATAGCAAGCAGCCGCAAGTGCCATTTCGGCTTCCGTGTGATCGTCATCATGCTCCGGCGTCCAGCCCTCTGCTCTCACCTGACGCTTACGCTCGGCCAGCACGTCGCGCGCGGCATCCGTGAGCGCTGTCTGTGCTGGCGGGGCGGTGTAGAGCGGAACCGTCCTAGCGCCGTGCGAGTAGCGGCGAAGACGCATCTTATGCGATTCCTGATTGGTCGCCAGCACGTCAAGATCAAACTGAGCGGCATATGCCACCGCCTCCGCACCCTGCGCCACATTGGCGGAACGCTCGAACAATTCCCGCACTTCGTATACGTCTGAATACTTCTCCCGAGCGGTGCGCGCGCCTTCCTCGCTGACGTTTATCCACACGTCGCACTCAGGAAGAATCGGATTGCGCAGCTTCGTTTGATACTGCGCCACATTGGCGGAAGTTGATGCGGCGCGGAACAGAAGCGCGGTCAAATCTTCGATAGCGGGATGCTCCGTGCCCAAGGCGCTGACCAACATCGCCATGAGTCGCTTATCGCCTTCTTCAAGATGGATTCCCGCGAACGTGTAACCGAAATCTGTCGCGCCATACTCTGCCCCGCGCTCGTCCTGCTCGACGGTTGGCGCAGCATTCCATGCTTTCGACGGGCATCCGATCTGATCCTGACATTTGCCGATACAGCCGCATTCGCTCGCGGCAGGCTTGCTTGCTTCATTGGCGAACGTCGTCTGCCATGCTTCGTACAGCGCCTCGGCATCCGTCTGCGGTGCCTCTTTGTCGATAGCGGCAGGCTGGCGGGCGTCGGCCCGGCGTACATCGCAATCTGCGATGAATCCCTTTATTTGAGCAGCGGCGAGCCGGATTTCCTCGGCCGCTTGTGCCGGATCGGACCCGTTATCGAGCCATCGAGCCGTGCATTCCAATGCGAATACCGAGCGCTCAAGGTCCGTTTTTTCAGTCGTACTGTATGTTTGTACAGTACTTTGTACTAAAGATGCCTCGTTAGTGTTCATTCTCAGTTCCTTTTTTTATTTGTTCATATGAAAGATTTCTAGGCAATTTCGGACCTAAAAACCGATACCGTAAGTATAAACAGATACCGCCACGGTATCCATAAAATTCGCAAAAAAGATGTGCTTAGGCGCGAGCCCTATGTGATTCCCAATCGAACGCCAGAACGCGACCACCACCTTCCCGCAATCGATCAACGACTCGCGCTGACAAATACTTCTCGATTCCGCCTAGATCCTCGTTCGAGGCAATGATGGTGGGTCGGCGCGCGTCGTACCGCCCATTGAGTATCGCAAACAGAATCATCTGCTCGTTGTCGCCGCCACCCTGAACGCCGACTTCATCGAGAATCAATAGATCCGGGTCGACCATCCTTTGAATCGCTTCGCGCTCAGACATTCGCGAATCTCGGCGGTACGCCTCGCGCACAAACTGGACCGCCTCATACGTGCGCGCAAACATCGGCAGGGCGCCGCGGCGAGCAACGACGCGCGCAATCGAGATCGCAAGATGCGTTTTTCCTGTTCCGAACAGCCCGCACATGATGAGGTTCCGGCCGCTCGTGATGACGTCATCCCATTGGGCGGCGTACTCGCGGCAGGCGTCAAGCACCTGTTGCTGAGCAGGAGTTTCCGCCCGATACGTTTCGAACGATGCCGACTCGAAGCGCTTAGGGATGGCCGCGCCTTTCCACCCGCTCAGCAGAGCATCGCGCCGAGCTGTACGCGTTTGTTCTTCCTGCAACTTCAGGTTTTCTGCCTTCCGTCGATCATCGTTACACTTCTCGCAACCGGGCCAGCGCATAGCTCCTGCGAGAAATCCGCCCCTCTCTTTGTATTCTCCGTGAGTAGGGCAGATCGAGTCGCGTTCCTCGAATCTGATGTGCCCCATGAGCGCGCCGATTGCTTGCGGGTGCCTAGAACGTTCCGTCTGCATTGATACCCCTCCGATAGTCGATGCCCTTGAAGTCCGCAGCCGTTACCGGCTTGCGGTATTGCATGGGCACGGTTGCCTTATGTAGTGAGTTCCAGACCTTTTGCAGATCGGTCAGAAGCACGCCGACAGGATGCTGCGCCTGCTCATAGAATCCACCGAGCGTCAGGTAATGCGTCACGACAGCCGGTGCATTGTCGGCACCGACTTGATCCACGATGCTTTTCAGTGAGGCGTTGACCTTCGCGTTTCGCAAAGGCTCTACGCCATAACGCTTGAAATACGCCACGCTGTAAGCATCCCAGGATGCAGACGATGCAGCCGGATCTTTCTTTGCGGCGCACTTCTTTTTCTGCGCGACCGGAGGCGCGTCAGCGTCGCCGGAAGGTGTTAAGTCATAGCTAAGAGTCAGTTCTTTCTTAGAGTCAGTCTTTACTTGTGTCGGATTAGGCGGCGACGGTTCAGCCGTCGACGGCTCAACCGTAGACGGTTCAGCCGGTGACGGTTTATCCTGCGATGGTAAAAGTTCGGCCACTGCTTTCATCGGTGCGTCTGACACGATGTAGTCATATCCGGCAAAGCTCCCGTCTGCGTTGTGCTTCGGCTTATCGCTGCGCGAGAGATAGCCGGCCGTCATCAACTCGGCGAGAATGGCCTTCACACCGTCTCGCTTTGTGTGGCCGCCAGCACCGCGCACGCAATCTGCCGTTTCATTTACGAGCGCGGCGACCGACACCTCCCAATGGTCGGGCTTGCTGAGAAGGAAAATCAGCAGCCCGCGCGCGGGCCACGAAAGGCGCTTGTCTCCGCTGATAGCGTTGCTAAGTACGTAGAAACATGACTCGGGGCGCGCCCCGCGAACGATCGCCATTTACGCTTCCTCGTCTTTCATATCCACTTCCTGTTCTGTTGGTTCCGGCGCGACGGCCGGCAGATCGGGGATTGCTTCGATGACGGCCGGGCCGCGCGCTTTGCCGACGAGCTTCGGCATTTCGTGGCGCAGGCCGATCATGTCGATGACGGTCAGGTGCGGCTTGTTCGGTCCAACTAACTGCGCGCTGACTCGCGCGAATTCGAGCGCGCGTTTCTTGCCGACCACCTTGTGACCGTTGCGGATGTTGCTCCAGTAGATCGGGCCAATGCCGATGTGGTCGAGCAGCTGGTTCACTACCTTCGCCCCGTATGCATCATGAAATTCTTGTGCGTTCAAGTTATGGCTCCTTTGCCGGGTTATAATTGCAATACAGTATAGCATCGGATACCGTGATGGTTAGCAAGTCACACGAAATTTTGTCGGGAGATAACCCTATGAACTTATTGAAAAATGATGCCGTTACGGTTGCACTGGCAGCCGTAAACCTTCAATATTTCACGAACGGATGCCGCGATTTAATCGGGACTGGCATTCGACCAAGTGGCGTGCCTTGACGCGCCCTATACGACTAAGGAATTGGGAATCACATGGCTATCGAAACGATCGACGCAGTGCGCGCGCGGAACTTCCACCTGCTTTTCGAGCAGTTCAAGGAGGGGGTGAGAAGGGACGACCCGACCGCGCCGGATCGGGGAATGTTGAGGCGCTTCGCCGCGCACTTGGAAATGAACCCCGTCTACCTGTCGAACCTGAACACAGGCTCGAAGACGATCGGACTACGAACGGCGCGCGAGATTGAATCCCGGCTGAAGCTTCCCGAAGGCTGGATGGACACGGACCACAGCAACAACGAAGCCGAGATGAGCGATGACGACCTTGCGTTCAGGGATTCGGTGATGGCGATGTACCGGCAGGCGCCTGAGGCGTCGCGAGCGGCCGTTCTCAGGGTGCTTCAGGCGCTGGTATTGGGTAAGCCGATCGAAGATGTACTTCCTACCGACAAATCGCGCAAGAAAGTGAATTAGCCTCTCGCAAACATTTGCGGATTGTTGCAAGTTGCGAAAATGTAAAAATTTGTATCGAAACTTGTTGCGCGAGCGGGACCGGTCCGGATACTCTTACGTACACCGCTGATCAGTTGCGGGAAAAGATACCGGTTTCGCAATCCAGAGAGGCATGACATGACGAGTTTTGGCACTGCTGGCAGTACAGAAAAAAACAATACTGCCGCTGGTGTACTGGCGGAAGGCTTACGCAGCGAAGATGATGAGTACCGCATTGCCGCGGCTGCTGCCGCCATCCCCGCGCACATGCGCCGGGAGGTTCTGGCTCACTTGCGTGAGCTTATTTGCGCCGACGCAACGCACACCGTGACGGTATGCAAATAGTGCTTGCGATACTGTGAAGGTTTTGATACGATTTATCTAACGTGTCGTTTTTGCGTCTAGCGAGGCGATGTGTTCATGTTGGTTCCGTTCGTAGATCCCCAGATCTACTTTCCGCTCTCCTGATGGATTGAGCGGCTTTTTATTCGACAGGCCGTCGCAAGAGAGATCTGCGACGGCTTTTGCGTTTCTAGGGGCGCGAAACCGGCTGCTTCAAGTGAGCGATAGCCGGCGTAGGAGCGCAGCAGATGACTTGACTCTGCTTCGCGCGAAACCTCCTGTTGAGTCTAGGTCCGCGCAAGCGTTGATCTAGCTGGCGGCGCCGGAAAGACCGGCGCTTTCATTGCTGGCTCTTCGCCGCGCAACCGGTGAAAAGTCCCATCCCGTCCTTGCGCAAAGGGCAGCGAGGGGTCAGCCATGAGAGCGCAAACCCGATACACCCTAGCCGCCGCTGGTTAGAGACTGGGATAGCCGAAAGGTGCAGAAAGCGGGCGCTCTCAACCAAAAAAGCCAGCGCAAGGCTGGCTCTCTGCGATCTATAACCGCAGCACAGGATTTCTCTGCAGGCGCGCCATCATGGCGACCGCCTACAAGCAGATGCGTTCTATTTCTCGCCGATCGGTTGGTGATCTACTGACCGGCTGACGTAATAAGCGGCGATGCAAGTTAGTCGAGTTCATGGCTTCCGTTCCTTATGGTTGTGACTTCGTGGTGATTCAGTCGCTGTCGGCGTCGCTATCGTCTGCGTCGTCGTCCAGTTCAGGCTCGCCATAGCTCTCGTCGCAATAGCGAGCGGCAACACGCGCAAGGTCGGATTCGACCGCGGTGTCGAAAGCTGTTTTCATGGCGCACTCCTAATGATCCTGAGATACGTTGAAGAAGGCCCCCGGTGCTTCTGGTGTGCGCGCCCGCTGAACGGACGTCGTTGCTGCGATCCTGACGACAAACTCGATTGACGTAGATCAGCACATGGCCGAATGATGCCATAACGGTATCTTTGAGTGCGAGAAGTTTTTGTTACAGGTTGTATTCGTGGATACTGTTGCGCGTTTTGTGTTCGTTGGCGCACATTTCACGGATACCGTGAAGGCATCTCGAATGGCTAGACGGAGGCCGCATGAAGTTTGCCGCTTACATGGTTTGCTGGCCGCTGCTTGGCGTGTTCGCTGTGATGGCATTCGTCACGGACAGCATGATCGACGTGTGTGAAGGTCTGGATTGCTTGCTGTCGAAGCTTGAGGATTACGTGGAGGCGGAATGAAGTTAGCTGAAGCTATCGCCATTGCTCGCCGCGTGATGATCGAGCACGGTGGCATCGAGTTATCGACCGTCGATATGCGCCCGCATGCGCAGCCAGTGAATCCCGACAATGCGCAGCAGGCGGAAACCGCAGCGGCATACAACGCAATGTATGCGTTCACGTCGATGCTGAACACGATTTCGCCGGAGTCGGCATGAGTTCCGGCGCGCGCGATCCGCATGCCGATATTCAGGCGTTGTGCGATGCGCTGGCGTGCGCGCTCAGCGTGATTGAGCGGCAAGGGCTTGAGAATCCGCCAGAGTGGCGCGAGACGATTGACGCTATCTCCGTACGGCTCGAAGGCCAGCACGAGCAGGAAGTGATCGCCGCGGCCGTCGCCATCATGGCGCGCAACCGCGTTATGCACTGACAAACCGAATTCTCTGTGTGGGAATGGCGTCGCACGATGTTCCTCGCATCTGCGCGCAACCAAGGGACCGCTCAAGGCAGCTAACCGGCCAACGCCGGCTCTGTGCCGCGAGCGGATCTCTACACACTCCATTTGCGCATGAGCGCTGCTCAGCAGTTGGCACTGCGGCCGAGTCCCGGCCTGTACGGGGCAGCGTTCAGCCGCAAATGATTCCCCGCGCTGCTCCCGGAGACATGCCCGCATTGCTGTAAGCGGTAGCCGGTGAGCGCGCACCTATAGCGAACATCGACCTTGCGGTCACGCGCCTGGCCGTGGAGTGGCGCGAAGCATCACGAGTAACCCCGGCAGGCCACGATAGGACGTAAGCCCCACCTCCGCCTCATCTTCGGATGAGGTTTCAAGGCGCTAGGCGTGGTCAACCCATACACACAGGAAGTGTAATGAACAGTGTGCACGCATCCGGCGCCACCATCACGATCACGCCGCACGAGGGCGAGCCGATAACGCTAGAAGGCCGGCTCCACATACCGAACGAGCACATCAACCGCAACGATTGCGAAGCATGGCCGAATAGCCTGAGTGGAGCGATCACGGTTACGTTCGACGTGCGCTGCAACGGATGGCGCGTGTACGACACGCTGTCGAAGTTGCCACGTGCGCCGCGCAAGGTGGCGCAATGGAAGCGGGAGCAAACGCCACTGCGTTACCGATAGTAAGCTGAGCGGTTTCCGCTCGACGCTCGCGCATCTGAGCGCAAGAATTCACTCAACAGGACCGATATGGCGCTGACAGACAAGCAGCGCCGCTTTGTGGACGAGTATCTGGTGGACTTGAACGCCACGCAAGCGGCGATTCGGGCGGGATACAAGCCCAAGTGGGCAGATTCGCAGGCATACCAGCTACTCCATAAAACTCCAGTCACGAAGTATTTGGAGCAGCGCCGCAAAGAGTTGGCCGAGGCAACCAAGATCACGCCAGAGGTGGTGCTCAAGCAATGGTGGGAACTCGCCAATGTCGATGTCAACGATCTCGTTGAGTATCGGCGTTCGAACTGCCGCCATTGCTGGGGCAACGACCATGAATACCAGTGGACGCATGGCGAGTTCGAGAAGGCGCAGCGTGAAGCTGAGGACGAGGGCAAGCCTGAGCCGTCGATGAGTGGCGGATTCGGTTTCGACCACAACCGCGAGCCCAATCCTGAGTGCCCTGAGTGCGGCGGAGAAGGCAAGGGGAAAATCCATGTGCACGACACGCGCCGACTGAAGGGCGCCGCCCGGCTGCTTTATGCCGGCGTGCACCAGGGTAAAGATGGCCTGAAGGTGCTGATCGACGACCGCATGAAGGCGCGTGAGCACGTAGGCCGCCACCTCGGCATGTTTAACGACAAGCGCGACGACGTGATCAAGGAGTTGGCCGCCGAGAAGATGCGGCTGGAAATTGAGCGGATGCGAATCGAGAACGAGCGGCTCCGCAAGGAAGTCGAGGACGATGACGATGCGCCGCCCGAATCGCGCAAGTTCGTGATCGAGGTCAAGGACGCACGGAAGCGCAACGATGCCGAGTCTTAACGTACCGCAGGCTCAGTTCCTGTCGATGGAGCACAAGTTTCGCGCCTACGTTGCCGGTTTCGGATCGGGTAAGACGTGGGTTGGTTGTGGTGGCCTGATGCAGCACTTCTGGGAGTATCCGCGCATCAATGCGGGGTATTTCGCGCCGTCGTATCCGCAGATTCGTGACATTTTCTATCCGACCGTTGAAGAAGTGGCTGCCGATTGGGGGCTGAAGACTCGCATCAACGAGTCGAACAAGGAAGTGCACATCTTCGAGGGACGCAAGTCGCGCGGCACGATCATCTGCCGCTCGATGGAGCGTCCGGAGACGATCGTCGGCTTCAAGATCGGCAAGGCGCTGTGCGACGAGCTCGACGTGATGAAGTCCGACAAGGCCCGGCAGGCGTGGCGCAAGATCATCGCGCGGATGCGGTACAAGGTCGATAACCTGAAGAACGGTGTCGACGTCACGACCACGCCGGAAGGCTTCAAGTTCGTGCACGAGCAGTTCGTCAAGCAGCTCGGTTCCAAGCTGAATCTCGAACGGCTGTATGGGCTGATCCAGGCGAGCACGTATGACAACGAAGCGAACCTGCCTGACGATTACATCGACTCGCTGTTCCTGACGTATCCGCCGCAACTGATCGACGCATATCTGCGCGGCCAGTTCTGCAACCTGACGAGCGGCAGCGTCTATCCGAACTTCGACCGCAAGCTGAACCACACGAACGCCGAGATCGCCGCCGGCGAGCCGCTGCACATCGGCATGGACTTTAACGTTCTGCGCATGGCCGCGGTTGTCTACGTGATCCGCGACGGTGCGCCGCACGCGGTGGATGAACTGGTCGACGTGCGCGACACGCCAGATATGGCGCGGCTGATCGGCGAGCGCTGGCGCGACAACGGCCACGCGATCACGATCTATCCCGATGCGAGCGGCCAGAACACGAGCAGCAAGAAGGCGTCCGAGTCCGACATTTCGATTCTCAAGCAGGCGAAGTTCACGATCAACGTTGGATCGACAAACCCGGCTGTCAAGGATCGCGTGCTGTCGACAAACGCCATGCTGCTGAACGGCCAGGGCGAACGCCGCATGAAGGTGAACACGCGGCGCTGCCCGAAGTTCACCGAAGGTCTCGAACAGCAGGCATACGACGAGCGCGGAGAACCGGACAAGTCGAGCGGCGTGGATCACGTCAACGACGCCGGCACGTATCCGATCGTCCGCATGTATCCCATCGTGAAGCGCCAGACGACCGTCCGCCCGCTCCACATGTAACCGAACAACACACAAGGAAGCCCGCCGCGCGCGGGCTATTTGCACATGCGCGAACAGATCGACCTTCGACTCGGCGATTGCCTGGAGGTGATGAAGGCAATACCCGATGCGAGCGTTGATTTGATTCTGTGCGATTTGCCCTACGGAACGACGGCTTGCAAATGGGATTCGGTTATCCCCTTCGAACCGCTATGGGCGCAATACAGGCGCATTGCAAAGCCGAACGCGGCGATTGTGCTGACGGCGAGCCAGCCGTTCACGACGGCGTTGATCGCGTCGAACCTGAAAGACTTCCGCTATTGCTGGGTGTGGGAGAAAGAGCAGGGCGTCAATTTCCTGATGGCGAAGAAGCAGCCGATGAAGGTGCACGAGGACGTTTGCGTTTTCTCTGTCGGGCAGACGTTGTATGTCCCGCAGATGACCGTCGGAAAGCCGTACACGAGCGGTAAGGGCGACAGCGGCGATGTGAGCGGCAACGTCAAAAAGGTGCAGACGAAGAACTTCGGCGCTCGATACCCGCGCTCAGTCATTCGCATCAACCGAGAAACGGGCTTGCACCCCACACAAAAGCCCGTCGCGCTGATGGAGTACCTAATCCGCACGTACACGAACGAAGGCGACACGGTGCTCGATAACTGCATGGGGTCGGGCACAACCGGCGTCGCATGCGCCAACACCGGCCGCAAGTTCATAGGCATTGAGCGCGATCCCGGCTACTTCGCCATCGCAACGAACCGCATCGCAGAGGCGCAATCTCGCGACCTGCTGAGCGCAGCATAAACACGACACACACATGACGACAACAGTGCGCGACCAGTCCGCCGCAGTCGCTTCGATGGCTGAGAACTGGCCGATTATCGACGCACTGCTCGGCGGCACGCCTGCCATGCGATCGGCAGGCACCACATATCTACCGCAGTGGCCCGGCGAATCCAGCGACGCATACAAGGCGCGCAAGGACACGGCGACGCTGTTCCCTGCGTTCCCTCGCACGGTCGAGGTGCTGGCAGGCAAGCCATTCAGCAAGCCTGTCACGCTGACCGACGATGTGCCGGCGCGCATCAAGGACTGGTGCGACACGGACATTGATCTGCAAGGGCGCAACCTGCATGCGTTCGCTGCGAGCGTGTCTGAGGAAGCGCTGTCGCACGGAATCACTGGCATTCTGGTCGACTGTCCGCCAGCGAATGGCGTGCGGACGCAGGCAGAGGAACAAGCCGCGGGCATCCGGCCGTATTGGGTGCATATCCATGCTGGCAACATTCTCGGCTGGCGCTCGCAGCGCATCAACGGCGCGGAAGTGTTCACGCAGCTTCGACTGCTCGAACAGGTGATCGAGGATGACGGCCAGTTCGGCGAGAAGCTGATCGAGCAAGTGCGCGTGCTGTATCCCGGCAAGTGGCAGACCTATCGCGAGTCGGAGAAGCCTGATCCGACGACCGGCAAGCCCGAATGGATTCTGCACGAGGAAGGCACGACGACGCTCGACGTGATCCCATTCGTGCCGATCTACGGCCGGCGCACCGGGTTCATGACCGCGGTCCCGCCGCTGCTCGAACTGGCGCACATGAACGTCGAGCACTGGCAGAGCAAGAGCGATCAGCAGACGATCCTGCACGTCGCGCGCGTGCCGATCCTGTTCGGCAAAAAACTCGGCGAAGCGCCAATCGTTGTCGGTGCCGGCTCAATGGTTACGTCTGACGACGAAAAGGGCGATCTGAAGTACGTCGAGCACTCTGGCGCAGCAATCGAAGCAGGGCGGCTCTCGCTGCTTGATCTTGAAGACCGCATGCGTCAGGTTGGCGCCGAACTGCTCGTCATCAAGCCGGGCAAGACGACCGTCGCGCAGACCGTCGCCGAGAACGAAGCGGGCATGTGCGCGCTGCAACGGCTCATCGAGGACGTCGAGGATGGCATCGACGCCGCGCTCGCGCTGACCGCGCGCTGGATCAAGGAAGCGAAGGGCGGCAACGTCCAGATCTTCAAGGACTTCGGCGTAGCGACGCTTGCTGAGGCATCGATCGACCTGCTGCGAGACATGAACGTCGACGGCACGTTCTCCGACGAATCGCTGTTCAACGAAGCGAAACGCCGCGGCTACATCAGCCCAGAAACGACGTGGGATGACGAGAAGCTGCGCATCAAGCAGAACACGCCGAAGGGCGAACTTGGCGCGGTCGGCATTACTGATTGACGCTTGACATTTGATCGCAAGTAGCCGTTACGAATTCGTGATTCGCGAATAGCGAACGCAAAGATCACAGATTTACGGGATACGCAAGACCACGAGCCGCACAGCTAACCCTGTGCGGCTTTTTTATTGCCGGTTCCTCGGATGAGGGGCGGCGCAACACGGCCGGATGGCCTAACAGCTCGGGTTGGATGACCTATGAAACTCAAACTGAATGATGATGGATTCGCAGTCGTGCAAGACGGCAAGCCGGTTTACCTGAACGACGAAGGCCGCGAGATTGCTTTCGACGTCGCAGGCACCGTGCAAACCATCTCGCGACTCAATTCCGAGGCAAAGGGGCACCGCGAACGCGCGGAAGCGGCCGAGAAGGTTGCCAAGGCATTCGAGGGCATCACTGACGCCGCCGCAGCACGCAAGGCGCTCGAAACCGTCGCCAATCTCGACGCGAAGAAACTCGTCGATGCCGGCGAGATCGAGAAAGTGCGCTCGGAAGCCATCAAGGCTGTCGAGGACAAGTACGCGCCGATCGTTGCCGAACGCGACACGCTTCAGCAGTCGCTCGTCAACGAGAAGGTCGGCGGCAGCTTTGCGCGCTCGAAGCTCATCGCGGAAAAGCTCGCGATCCCGGCTGACCTCGTACAAGCGCGCTTTGGCGACGCGTTCAAGCTGGAAGGCAATGAAGTCGTCGCCTATGACAAGGGCGGCAACAAGCTTTTCAGCCCGAGCAACCCCGGAAAGGTCGCCTCGTTCGACGAAGCACTCGAACTCATCATCGATCAGTACCCGTATCGCGATTCGATCCTCAAGAGCACCGGCGCATCTGGCGGCGGCGCAACGGGCGGGTCGGGTGGCGCATCTGGCGGCAAAACCATTACGCGCGCGGCGTTCGACGCTCTCCCGCCTCACAAACAGGCGGAAGCGGCTCGCAGCGGCGTGTCTATCTCTGATTAACAAGGGGTTCATCCTTGAACACGCTTACCTCCCTCATCCCTGACCTGTACGCATCGCTCGACATGGTGTCGCGCGAACTGGTCGGCTTCATCCCCGCAGTCACGCTCGACGCCAGTGTCGACCGAGCCGCGCTGAATCAGCCGGTCCGCGTTTTCCAGACGCCGGCATCGGCTGCTGAGGACGTGTCGCCGGGCCAGTTGCCGCCCGATGACGGCGATCAGTCGATCGGTAACACGGTCGTCACGATCTCCAAGTCGCGCGCTGTGCCGTTCCGCTGGACCGGCGAAGAACAGAAGGGCGTCAATTCGGGCGCTGGCTATGCCAACATCCGCCGCGACCAGATCGCGCAGGCGTTCCGCACGCTGACGAACGAAATCGAAGCGAACGTCGCAACGCTCGCATCGACCGCATCGCGCGCATGGGGCACGGCTGGCACCACGCCGTTCGCATCGGATCTGAGCGACCCGGCGCAGGTTCGCAAGATCCTTTCGGACAACGGCGCGCCGCTGTCGGATATGCAAATGGTCATCGATACGACTGCTGGCGCCAAGGTGCGCTCGCTGGCGCAACTGACCAAGGCGAACGAAGCGGGCACCATCGCCATGCGCGAGCAAGGCACGCTGCTCGACATTCACGGCTTCAAGCTGCGCGAGTCGGCTGGCGTCGGCCAGCACGTATCGGGCACCGGCGCAAGCTACGTGACCAACGGCGCATTGGCTGTCGGCGCTACGACCATCCCGGTTCAAACCGGCACCGGCACGATCCTGGCGGGCGACGTCATCACCTTCGCGGGCGACACCAACAAGTACGTTGTCGCGACGGCACTGACTGGCGGCAACGTCGTGATCGCCGCGCCTGGTCTGCGCAAGGCTGTTGCATCGGGCACGGCAGTTACTGCCGGCGCCGCATACACCGGCAACATGGCGTTCAGCCGCTCGGCAATCGTGCTGGCGACCCGTATGCCGGCCCTGCCGGAAGAAGGCGATATGGCCGACGACCGTATCACGCTGGTCGACGATCGCAGCGGCCTCGCCTTCGAAGTGGCGATGTACAAGCAATATCGCCGCGTGCGGTATGAGGTGAGCATCGCTTACGGTTGGGCGAACATCAAGCCGCAGCACACGGCTCTGTTCTTGGGCTGATAGGCGCACGCAGCACCTGAAAACGCCCGCGGATTCGTCTGCGGGCGTTTTGCATTGGAGAACGCATGGCACGACCGAAGAAAGACGCAGAAGCGCCGCAAAACGACGGCGACATCGCATACGTCACGATGACGCGCGACGCGGAGCAGTACCCCGAGCCGCACACCGCGCAGGTTCATCCCGACGAAGTGGACAACTACCGCCCAGGCGGTTGGGAGATTGCATAAATGCTGACCGCTCAACAATTGGCCGACGTCAGAAGATTTTGCGGATACCCATTGTTGGGCGATACCGTTGCCGACGACTCGCGAGACTTCGCCTATGGGTGGGTATCGTCCGGTACGTGGCAGACGCTTCAGCACCGGTTGACGAGTTTGCGACCGGAGGAAGAGACAACGCTGATTTCGGTGTACCTCACGCCGCTCTATACGCTGGAAACGGCGATTTACGGGGCCGGCGCGAATCTGGACACCGATCAGGCCGCGGTATGGACGCGCAACAAGACGGAAGTAGCCGATCGGGCGAAGCTGTTTGACCAGTGGCGGCGCCGCATGTGCTATTTCATCGGCGTTGCGCCCGGCCCGTCGCTCGGCAATGGCGGCTCGCAAGTAATTCGGGGCTGATATGGACGGCACGAAGGCACAGAGCCTCGTATATCGGGGCTACGCAATCGCGGCGTCGAAGCTCGGCACCGCATACAGCCAGTATCGCCCCGCGTCAGCCGATCTGACCGGCCTCGCGCCGATTTCGACGTCATTGCTCGCCAGTTTCAACGCTGAGGACATGACGTACAGCCGGCCGAACAAGTACGCGAAGCCCACATGGTACGCGCTGGTCGACGGCACGCAGACGCAGGTCGGTGATTACCTGATTGGTGCGGCCGGAACGTTCTTCATCGCTGCGCAACAGCCGCTTCTGCCGATTCTGGCGGTCGAGTGCAATCGCACGCTGTCGTTTGCGCGACCGCAGACGCAGGCGCAATTCGGCGCGGTGACGAATTACGAAGGCAACACGCCAACGACGCAAACGCCGCTCGCGACGGGCTGGCATGCGTCTGTGCTGCAAGGCACGAAGGGCGAAAAGAACGAGGTCGGCTTGCCTGGCGACACGCGTAATCCGTGGTGGGCGATTCTGCTGCCTGCTATTCCGGGCGTGACGCTGCAAACCGGCGATCTGGCATCTGACGACATCGGGCGCCGATACATTCTGTCGAGCGTTGAATTGACGGATCTCGGGTATCGATGTACCGCGCAGCAATCACAGGCGTAAAAAATGGCCGACATTTCAGATGTGCAGGCCACTCTAGTCGGCCTGATAGCCGGCGCGCTGTATCCAAACGGCACCGGGCAGCCTTCCGCAGTCGCCGCGCAATGTCGCGTTGGCTCTGGCTGGCCGAGCAAGCCGCAGCTCGACGCAGACCTTGCCGCAGGCATCGTCAACGTGTCGGTCTATCCGACGTCGATCGAGCACAAGACATCGCGCCACATGCAAACGTGGCAGCAGACCAACCACAACGCGCCCACGGTCACGCTGACCGCAGCAGGGCAGGCGATCACGGTAGGCGGCACGCTGCCGGCGACGTACTTCGCGCAGAACGTTGCCGTATTGATCGGCGGCCACGCCTACGCCTACGCGGTGCAGCAGAGTGACACGCTGACGACGATTGCCAGCGCGCTCGCAGCGATGATCGCCGCGAACTACGCGGGCACGACGTCGAGCGGGCCGGTTATCACGCTGCCAACGGGCACGCCGCAGCCAACGCTGCGCACTGGCGGCACGGCGACGATGGGGAAGGAAGTCAAGCGCCAGTCGCGCGTCGTGCGCATCGTCATCTGGGCGCCGATACCGGCGCTGCGCGATGCAGTCGCCAAGGTGCTCGACCCGATGCTAGCGCAGATCAATTTCCTGACGCTGCCTGACGGATTCGCCGGGCGGCTGCTGTATCACCACTCGGATCTCGTCGACTTGCAGGAGAAGGCGAATCTGTACCGCCGTGATCTCTGCTACTCGGTGGAGTATCCGACGACCATCACGCAGCAGGCAACCGACGTCACGGTGACGGTCACGAACCTGGTCGAGCCGACAACCGGCGCGGTCATCAAGCAAATCATCTATTAGGAGCCGTCATGGCTGACAAACAGGCTGCCGCGAAGGCAGATTTCGCGCTCGTCGTGATCCATCCGTTCGGCGACTACGAGCGCGGCGCGCGCATCGAGGATGCGGACGAAGTTGCGCGCGTGCTGGCGTCGGAAAACGCCTCGCACGTGAACCGCGTCGCCGCGCAGTAATCCACCATCAACGCTGAAAGAGCCGCCTCCGGGCGGCTTTTTTCATTTGGAGCATGACATATGCCGATTTATCAGTCGGGCAGCTTAAACGTCAGTGCGCTTAATGCGCCGGGCGTCTACCTGCAAATCCAACCGCCGCCGCCCATCATCAACGGCGTGGCGACCAACCTGCTCGGCCTTGTCGGCGTCGGCTCGTGGGGTCCGGTCAACAGCGCAACGCTGATTGGCTCGGGCAACGATCAAGCCAACTGGCTCGGCTCGCCGCAGGTTCGCAAGTACGACCTCTCGACCGCCGTGCAAGTAGCGCTCGCTGCTGGCTCGAACGCAATCATGTATGTGCGCGTCACTGACGGCACCGACGTCGCCGCATCGTGTCTCGTCAAGGACACAGCGGGCACGGTGACGGGCCTCACGCTGACCGCGCTGTACACCGGCACGATCGGCAACACGCTCACCGCGGCGATCACGACCGGCACCGCGCCGTCGAGCTTCAAGCTCACGCTGACGCGCCCCGGCTTCACGCCTGAAGTCTACGACAACGTGACCGGCACTGGCACGGCGCTGTGGACTGCGTTCGCAAGCGCGGTGAACAACGGCCTGTCTGGCGTGCGCGGCCCGTCGCAATTGTTTGTGGCTACGGTTGGCTCGTCCACCGCAGCACCGAGCACGTCGGCGACGTTCACGGCCACTGGCGGCACTGACGGCACCGCAAGCATCACTGATGCAGCACTGCTCGGCACTGACGGCACGAGCGCCACGCGCAAGGGCATGTATGCGCTGCGCAGCTCGGGCGTTCAGGTAGCAACGCTGGTCGATCACACCGATTCGACGGCGTGGAGTTCGATCGCAGCGTTCGCGCTCAACGAAGGCATCTATTTCGGCGTGCAAGGCCCGGCTGGCGCATCGTATTCGACGGTATCCACAAGCCTGAACACGGCCGGCGCGGACACATACGCGCTGAAGGTGTTCGTCGGCGACTGGATCTACTGGCAGGACGGCACGAACAACGTGCAGCGACTGCTCGGCCCGACGACCTTCTGGGCGCCGAATCAGGCAGCGATGGCCCCGCACCTGTCGAGCCTGAACGACGCGATCTTCGGCATCGCGAGCACGCAGCGGGTTTCGCAGAAGAACGCCTACAGCATGGCGGAAATCGGCCAGGTGGCGACCTCGCGCCTTGACGTCATCACCAACCCGTCGCCGGGCGGCAATTACTACGCCTGCCAGACCGGCCGCAACGCATCGAGCAATCCGGCGATCTGTGGCGACAACTACACGCGCATGACGAACTACCTTGCGCTCACGTTGGCTGCTGCATTCGGCTACGTCATCGGCAAGCCGCAGACGACCGACCTGCGCAATCAGGCGAAGTCGGCGATCCAGTCTTTCCTCGGCAACCTGTGGAGCATTGGCTACATCGGCGACGTGAACAACCCCGGCGCGGTGCCGTACACGGTGGTGATCGACAAGTCGAACAACACCGATCAGGCAGTCGCCACCGGCTACATGACGGCGAACGTGACGGTCAAGTACCTCTCGATCGTCTTCTACTTCGTCATCAACCTGCAAGGCGGCCAGACGGTCACGATCCAGTCGTCGAGCAGCGCGGTCGCGTAAGCGGCGGGTTCCGTTCTCTAGCACACAGAGCGCCTTCGGGCGCTTTCTCTTTTTCATAGGTGCGACATGCCTGTAAATGGCTTTAACGTCGGCCGCGACTATGCGGTCAACGTGCAGACGCCGAGCGGCCCGCTGCAATTCAACCTCGTGACGAAGTTCACGAAGAAGCAGGACCTGATCGACAAGAAGATCAAGGGACTGGACGGGCGCACGCGCCACGTCGTGTTCCCTGACGGCTGGAATGGCACGTTCGAGATCGAGCGGCAAGACAGCGCGGTCGACGACTACTTTGCAGCGCAGGAAGCCGCGTATTACGCCGGTCAGAACACGCTGCCGTCGACGATCACCGAAACGATCACGGAAGTGAACGGCTCGATCACGCAATTCCAGTACACGAACGTCATGCTGAAGTTTCCGAATCCGGGTGACGCAGCGGGCGACGAGACGGTGAAGATGACCGTCGACTGGCTGGCTGAGCGTCGTATCAAGTTGGCGTAAGCCGCGCGGCCGGAGAAAAACCGGCCGCATCCCGAATAACCTCACCTAAAAAGTCATGGCGAAATTAACTGTCAAGCCGCAGGAAGCAGGCGATACGCCGAGCGCCGCGATCGTCAAGCAAGCTGCATCGCGCGTTGTCGTTGAATCGGCCAACGGCCACACGATTGTGCTGCAAAAGCCGGGCGTGCTGGCTCAGTTCCGGCTCGTAAAGATCCTCGGCAAGTCCGCGGAGAACACGGTGTACGTGCAGATGGTTCTGCCGATGACGTATGTCGTCGAGGTCGACGGCGTGCCGGTCAATCAGCCGAACAGTGAGCGCGAGATCGAAGCGCTGATTACCCGTCTGGACGAAGAAGGCGTTGCTGCTGTGATGCAGGGCGTTAGCGAGAATTTCGGCGCGCAAAGCGCTGACGACGTGCGAGACGAAATAAAAAACTAGTCCGGTCGGTTCCGATCAGCGAAGCACTCTGGCTCGTGAAAAACGGCGTTCCGTTCGACGTCGCGTTCGCTCTTGACGATGCAACGCGCGCTGCGTTCGCCATCAAGTTCTCGGAATTCGAAGGGCACAAGTTCAACTTCGAGAACATGGCATTTGAGGAACCGCCGAAACCATCATGAGCGAATTCACCAGTCTAGGACAGTTCGCGCGGCACCTCGCCACGCTCGAAGTCGCTGTAGCGCTCGAATTGCGCCGCGGGCTCGATGAAGTGGCAACGGCTGTGCGCGACAAGGCGAAAGACGAAATCGGCTCGTATCAGGCTGCAATCGGTCCTTTCCCGGCATGGGCGCCGCTCGCTGAATCGACGGTCGAAGATCGCGTAGCAAAAGGGTATTCGCCCGACGAGCCGCTGTTGCGGTCGGGGGAAATGCGCGATTCGATCGGGAAGGATGTTTCTGGAACAGAGGCGACCATCGGCTCAACGAGCGATAAGGCCGTCTATCAGGAACTCGGGACCGACAAGATCCCGCCGCGCCCATTCCTCGGGCCGGCTGTGCTGCATAACGAAGCGCTCATCAAGCGCATCCTCGGCAAGGCGTTCGTTGCCGGGTTGTTGGGGCGCGGAAACCTGCCGCGTTCGCTCGGATATGACACGAAGATCGACTAGCCGGTAATGAGCGACCAGGCAATCAGGCCGAGCAGGGAAAGCACGATTACGCTGATTGCCAAACCGCCAAGACTGATCAGGATGATGTCGATGCGACTCCAGAGCGGCATTGCGTGAGCGAACCGGATCGGCGCCTGCAATTTTCCGGCGTTGGTGGTCGCCCGTACAGACGGGTACTGGACGGAATCAAATCGATCCGCCGCCCACTCATGCAGGCGATATTTAAGAGAGCGTTTCATGTTCGAAGCATTCCGCATCGGGGTAAAAATTAGCCTGATCAACCATGCCGCATTGGGCTTGGCTGCGTTAGGCAAGGATTTCATGCGTACGGAGGCGCAGGCTGCTGCACTCCAGAAGCGTATCGATAGTATCAACAAACAGGCCATGAAGGGCGGCCTGATGCTCGGCTTGGGTGCGGGCATCGCCGGGATGCTGAAAGGCCCGTATGAGCAGGCGAAAAAGCTAGAGCAGGAGCGCCAGAAGTTCGCCGTGCTGAACCTGTCCGCCTCAGACAATGCGATGGCATTCTCCAAGGCGCAGGAACTGGCACACAAGAATCTTGGCTCGACGATCGGAGACAACATCGCTCTGATCCGCGATCTGCATACGGCACTAGGCGATCTGCCTGGCGCGCTGCGCATGAGCGAAGATTTTCAGAAGTTCAGCATTGCGGCCCGCGTGCAGAACGATGGAAAGCCCGTCGAAGGCCTCGTCTACAACGCCGTGAAGGCGCTTGAACATCGCGGAGACAAGGTTGCACAGAATCCGGCCGAAATGCGCCGCGAACTCGACATGATGTCGAAAGTGTATTTCGGCACCGGCGGCAAAGTCAGTCCGAGCGATTATTTCCATGCGTCGCAGACCGGCAAGTTAGCCTACACGCTGTTCGACCCTGAATTCCTGTACGGCCAATTCGGTGCCTTCATGCAGGCTAAGACCGGACCGACCGCCGGCACCGAGGCAATGACGTATATCAGCAGCCTACTCGGCGGCCACATGGACAACAAAGGCAAGGGGTTCATGACGAGCCTTGGCCTATGGGACATGTCTGTTAGCCCTCAAGCAAAGCTCGTGCAAAAGGCGATCAACGACGCGATCAACAAAGATCCGTCGATTAAGGGCACGCTGAAAAAGATGCACATGCTGACGCCGATCGTCGGCGGCTTGCCTGCTGAGTACGTCGATATGGCCTCGCACCGTCCTGACGAGTTCATTCAGAAGGTTGTCGCGCCGCGCATCCGCAAGCGTTTTGGCATGGACCTGACTGACGATCAGGTTGCCGGCATCATCATGCGGAACCTCAACCGCAGCACATCCGACTTCATCGGCTCATTCATTACGAGCCAGCACAAGTACGAGAAGGACGCGCGCATTTTTGGCGGCGACAAAGGATTCGGCGCGGCGTATCAGCAGTACATCAAATCACCAGAAGGCGCGGAGATTGCCGCAGAGGCAGCATGGAACAACTTCCTCGCCATGTTCGGCTCTGTTTATCTTCCCGTCATCACTGGCGGGTTGCTAAAGCTGGCGGGTGCGCTCGATAGCCTGTCGCAAATGGTCGAGAAGCATCCGGCTATGTTCCGCGCGCTGTCTTATGCGCTGATCGGCCTGTCTGGTGCGCTGATGTTTCGCGGCACGGTTCTGGTGCTCACAGCGGCGCTGCGAGGTCTCGGCCTAGCAATGACGATGCAGGCTGCCGGCGGTGCTGTCGGTCTGGCGCGCATCACGGCGATGATCGGCGGCGCAAGCAAGTTCTCGCTGTTCGGCGCGATTGGCATGCTGGCGAACCCGATCGGCATTGCGGTGCTGGCAATCGGTACGCTTGCCGCGGCGGCGTATGCGTTCCGCCCGCTCAGTCAATCTGAAGTCGACGGCGTGAAAACTGATGGCGGGGTCAAGCTTTCGGCTGGCGCGCAGGCTCGCATCGATGCTGGCGCGCTCGGCAACGGCCCGAATGTGCGCACAGGGGGCGGCGCCCCGAACGTCACGGTTCATGCCGTCATGGACGGCACGCCGATTCATACGAAGGTCGTCAACACCATTGTGCGCAAGACAAGCTCGTCGCTCGGAACCGGCTTCTTCGACCCGAACGCGTCGCCTATGACGCAATTCAATACCGGACACTGATATGGCTGTAGTTTTGCAGCTCGGCGACTTCACGTTTTCCGAGTACGAAATCCCCGAGCGCATCACTATGGTGACGGCAATCCGCACCGTCGTCCGCAAGATGGTCGGCGGTGC